GATCAGTTCTTCCCACTGCACTGTTCCCTGCAAGCCTAGCATGGCATTGAGGGCGGTTGGGGTCCTCAGTGAAGTGAGTGAAACGCTCTGAAGTACAAGGGGGAGCTTAAGACTCAAGGCCTGTGAGGCTAAGTCGAATGCTGCACCTGAAAAGCCCCCGCCGCGGCCACTATTGCGGAGCAGGGTGTAGAGTGCTCGGGTCACATTGGGGCTTGGGTGTAGGCCAAGGGCGGCTACTGTTCCTAAGCCGGTACGTGCAAGGCAGACTCCCAGTGCGGCCTCCCAAGCGCCATACTGGACTGCACCCTGCAAGAGCATGACCTCCGGGATCGGCGGCTGGAAAAGCTTGCCAGTCCGCTCATCGTCAAGACTTTCAGGTACGTGGGCGCCGAGAGGCCCCAGGACCAGGGCCGAGCTGTTAAGTGCAGCCATGAAGAACTGCGGTTCTTTCACCCCCGCAACGCACCCACGAGAGGGGCTCGAGAAGAGTCCTCTCTCTGTCGGTCGGTAGATGAAAACAGCTGCCTGCTCAAGTGCTAGTGTCATTTCTTTTGCGACACCCCACAGTTCAATCACATGCGATATCAACCCAAGTATGGCTATGTGTCGGATGGAGGTCTCGGAGGGGATCGCAGGTTGTCCACCGCGGACCAAGATCTCCACATTGCCCAGAGAAGGCAGCATGCGCAAAACACCAGCAGAGAGTGGGTCGGCAACTGTGTTGGGGTGCGCGCAAACCAGTTGGGCGGCGAGAACCAATTCAAGATCCTCTTCGCGTGTGGCTGCGACGTCCAGCCAGATAAAGTTCGCACCCTTGGCAGCTCGGGCTAGAGAGCTGCGCCAGGTGTCGTAGTTGTTGAACTCAGTGACCTGAGTACGGGGGGTAAATGTATAACTTTTTGTAGTTTTTTCTGCTAGGTGGGTTAGATAATAATAGACTGCAAGTCTGAATAGAAATCTCTCCGGGTTGAAACCACCGGAGGTGAGTGTGGCAATATTGCCACGGACGCGCTGATCTGGGGCTATTCTGCTGCGCTCGCCAAGTTCGGCACTCAGCGCTTGGAGTGCATTGGAGTATGCCTTGTCAGCTCCCGCTGCCAATAAGCCTGAATAAACTGGGGTGAGTGCCCATGGAACCTGCTGTCTGTTGGAGGGCGACTTCCAGGATGCGCCAGGGCCTTCCCAGTCCAGGTCCCATGGGCGCCCCATCGGCAGCTCTGCGCACTGCTTGCCATTGCGTTGCCCCATGAGCAGGAACTCCAGGTCGAGGGTGCTCCCCAGATATCGATCCTGCGCTTCAGCGTAAGAGAGTCCCAATTCAGTACGGAAGGTGGTGTCGTCCTGTTTTGTCACTCCAAATTCAGGGAGATGGCGGAACGTGCGGACGGCTGGGAGACTGCCCACGCTCGCGTGGACAGCATTGATGTCGAAGTAAACTTCGTTGTTTT